AAATTACTCATGTTAATTTCTCCATAATAGTTAGGACAGTATCTATGACAGAACTGGCTGTCATCACCCATATTGCAAAATCTATGTTATTCATTTGACTAAGAACCTCCGTGAACCTGGCTGCTCTATTACAAACTTGTCATAAATGTCAGGCATCGCTTGTCTGAATAGATCTGAACTAAAGCGCTTGCTCATCTTGCTAGACTTCCAAGTGACTAAGCTAGTGCCATCGACTGCTCTGATCTCTTCTGCTGATCCCATGAGATTACGGATCTGCACCTCTATATTTTCCTCAGCGCTCTCAAGATGCTTAATCTGATTCTTAATATCCCTAAGTTGAGCAACAGCCATTTCGACCTGCTGAGTAGCCACCAGCGCAGCACTATTGCTTTCGGGGTACATGATCTTGGTTTGCTCAATGGTTTCGGCTGGCGGGAGCGTTCCTGCTTGGCAAAACCCCCATACAGTAGCCATTTTCTTAATGAGATCATCTTTTTCAACATCCGTAATATTGAACTCAAAGGTGCAAAATTCCTGCCCTCCAAAAAGCACAGCCAGGACAATAGAGCTAACACCATGACAAGCAGCTTCGTGAACCAGTTGGGCGTAGTCAGCATCAGGAATCCGATTACTGTCAGTATCAAACTTCCCACGAACTCCAGCGTTGTAGTTTTTTGCTTCAACAAGCATAGAACCATCAGCACTGATGAAATCAAAATGACTACGAAACCATTGGTGCTTGGGATGAGTAATGCTGTAGTCTGCATCTTTTAACTCCTTCTTGAGCTTGTCCTGAGCTAGTCTGCCTATTAAGGGCTGCATGACATGACCCATCTGTACGGCTTCAATATGCGATAAATCAGGGATCTCCTTCTTGCCCTGCTTTTCTAATATGACATCGACCATCTTGCCATTAGCTACTTTACGGCTGTCACCCGACCAGATAGCGGATCTGCGAACTTCTGGAGCAAAATCAGCTTGATTGTTCACTTGAATTCCTTTCTTTAATCATGAAATCAGCCATTTGATAAGCAGCCTTAGCAATCACAAAATCGTCAAAATTGCCGTTGGTGCATTGACCAATCATGGCTTGCATAGCTCTAGCTGCAAAATAATCTTTTAGATCCATCCCGTCATTTGTTGGGTATTGACTATATGATTTTGGAAATGCTTTCATTCTGTAATCTCCAGTAAGGTTTTGAGGATCTCACGATAAGATTCGATCTTGCCTTCTAACATCCCGAGATCTTGATCTAGAAGCTCATACTCCGCTTTAACATCTTTTAAATCATCTTGTAGCTGGGCAATCAAATCATCTTGCCGACCAATGAGGTTCTTAAGGCGATCTAGCTCAGATACTTGGGTATCTTTTTTTGGTCTGCCAGGCTTTTTCTTGACTGGAAAATCAGGTACTTTATTCATCATCTACTCCTAGTTAGGTTATCTACCGAATGGAATGGTAGAGAGATCATCCAATTCCTCGTCTGTCCATTTGAGGGATCGAATTGGGGTAAAGAATTGACCGACCATACCGCAGCCAGTTGAGATGGAATACTCTCTCTCAATTCTTGCAAAATAGAATTTGGGTTCTCCCGTTACGGGATCAGTGCGTGAGGTGCGTAGGCAATAGCCCGTCTGCTCCTCATAATGCTGGCAATCTTTACAAAGATTCATAGCAAATTGTCCTTTAATAAATAGTTAGGTTAGGTACTACATATAGAACATTACAGCATTATTTTGATTAGTGCAATAGTTTTGTGTGCGTGTTGTTTTTAGGCAAAGAAAAACCCACCCCGAAGGGTGGGCTGGTTTAGTTCACTCCAAAGATGTCGTTAAACAAGCTAACAGGCATGACCTCAACTTCGACCTTTTTGATCTCTGTCTTATGCCCCAGACTTTCAAATTCTCTAGCCTTTTGCTTTGCTCTTTCTTTGCTCTGCCAAGTGCTAACAACTTTGCCATCTTTGAGAACTTGATAACGCCACTCCTTACGCCATGTGTCTGACATAATTATTCCTTCATAGTTAGGTTAAAGAACAGTAGATGATTTCCCATCTACATAATCATTATAACACAACTAATCATGATTGTCAAGTGGTGTTGTTTTCTTGCACAAGGGCTTTTTCACTTTGGGCTGCTCTGGCGTAATGACATAGCCCCCTCTGTCAATGTAGTAAGGCTTACCAAGCTCTTTGGCTTCAATTAACCGCCTCGCTTCCATGCGTGCGTGTGTGCGATACCACTGCTCTGCGTCTTTTTCTGCTTGATTCATATTGCACCTTTCAAAAAGTTGTGGTTTAATTCTCAGCGTTGAGGACTGAAACACTCAAAACAGGGTTTTATAGGTGGTTTTATGGATTTAGGAAAGTGTCGCAAGCCCATTTTTCTAAGTCGTTTCAGCATAAAGCTACCTGTAAAGCCCTTTTTTATTGGTCTAGTCCTCAATAAGACGGGGCTATGACCCAGCCCTTCTAAACATTGTGGTGATGGATAGAGATAAACAAGCTGGCTAGTATCTGGGCGACCTTGACAGGATTGCACGCCTTTAGTTAAGCAGCGAGATAAACGATAACCACCTCTCATTTTTGAGAGTTCCCGCCTAAAGCGGGTTTGGTGCTTAGCAATTCGTAAAACAGCCATAATTGAATAGAGAGCTTTTAAGGCGTTAAAAAAGGCGGGGTGATACTACCCCCGCCTGTTATATCTAAAAGTTCCCTAGAGAGCCATTAAAAGCCAAATAAGAGGCACAACAGCTAAAGCACAGAATACAAAAATGATTTTATCTAATAAAGTGTCTTTAATTAGTAACATTTTTACGCCCTTTCCTTAGATTGTTCGACATCTTCCAATTCCCAATCACCATACGCAAATTCGTTCCAATCTGCATTATTTTCCCAAACAAGTTCCTCAGCGTGTTCTGCGCTGTCTGCTTCAACAAACGCTTCGTGGTAAACCAGTTGAGAAGCTACTACTCTATAAATTTTTTTCATGCTCCAACCCCCTCAAGTTTGACAATCCTAAAATCCTCAATGTCGTAAATATCCTCAATATTGCCGTTGAAATGCTCTTGTGCCATTTCATCAAGAAAATCATTGAGGGATTCTTTAGCTTGTTCGTAAGTGTCAAAGTATTCAAGTTCACCATCACAATGCCAAACATTCTCCCAGTCATTGATAAAACGGGTTTGTATCTCGTATTTAGACATTTGACACCTCATAAGATAGGTTTAAATTGTTGAGGATTGTCAGGCTTTCCCAAGTCTTAGAATCCACCTCTTGAAAGTCATAAGGACTTACCCAAATTCCACCACCTTCAAAGCTAAAGCCATTGTCCGAATCTGGCTCGTCTGGCTCTCCAAAAAAGTCAGAACAAATCATAATCAAGTAATCGTCTGGATCTATTTCAGTTTTAAACTTAAAAGAATAAGTAATTTCATGACCTGCAATCATTACTTCCAGTTTTCCTATGTAATGTTTCATGCCAATGACCCCTTTTTATTGGTTGATACCCAAGCGTTGAAAGATAAGGCGGTTAAGCCCTGTTTTGCACACCAATAGCAATAAGCGGTGTATTTATCCAATTTAGACATGATTAGGCTTCCTCTTGATTGATGTAGCCATAGTCAAGCTCATCACACCATTGGATCAAGTAATCCAAGCCCATGCCTTCAGTGACTTCGATTTCTTCCTCATCACCATTGTCAGGATTTGACCAGCAAGCGTAAATTCTGTCTGATCCTAAACCAATGTAAAGCGTAAAAGGATAGTCCTCTAGCCAGAGGTAAACATTCCCGCTAGTGGTGTTTTCATCAGCTACGCCAAAGCCTGATAAATCCATACCTAAAACAGACGCTTGCGTGATAAGCAGACCAATCTTGCGAGTTGCGTTGCTGCATAAGTTTGATTTGATTTCCATAATTTAATTCCTTTTAAGTTAGGTGGTAGCAGTAGGTTAGAACGCTGACTTGTTTTTATCTAGGCTTGTTGCTACCTAGCTTTTTCACCCTTGATCCCGCTGATACATCTTGCTTCGTCTAGTGTTTTCCCGTCAAACTAATAAAACCTACTGCATAGGTATGATTATAAGCATAGATTGATTATATTGATAGATTGTATTTTCTTATTGTTGTTTTAAAACCAATAGTCTGATACTATCGGCATAGCTATAATAGTTCTATATAGAATGTTTCTATTGTCTATATAGAGATATTAGCTATCTTCTATTGTTTGTATAGTAGCTTAGTAAATAGGTGCATAGATGGACAGACAGTAAAACAGAAGGGCTGAATAGTTTGCAACTCCCTGCTCTCTCTGGAATTAAAAAAGGACTTGGACTGTCATTACAAGCAAGTCATCACAGAATCGCATAGTCTGGAATGGTTTTGGCTAGGCTTGCAAGATCAGTTGCAGCTATACCGAGAATTGCCCTAGTGATTGGGTCGAAGGTCGGTGGAGTGCGTACCCCTCTCCGATTCCACCCCAAAAAAAAATCTAGTTTTCTAGAGCTTGCTTAACAATCACATTCTTAGAAAGATCAAAGCTATCGGAAGCGTTGGTGTAGATCAAACGCTGTACTACGCTGTTTTGATTGAGAATATTATGCGTAGTCCACATTGGACCAGTATCGATGCCCTCAATGTAGCTCACCGATTTAGATAACACGCCTATGTCAGTGACCGTATATTTGGCTTCTAAGGTGCATGGACACATCCCTGTAGGGTAGGTTGTGATGACTTTTAACCCCTGATTTGCTAGATCCCGTACCCGTTTTTCAAAGAATTGCGGGGTATAGGAAGGAAGCTGCCCTGATTGGGGAGGGCTATTGACTATCAGATAATCAAATTCGTATCTGGAGGGAGCTTTAAGAGCGGGGTAATCAAACAGTAAGTCCTCTACGCAAGCAATCGGATTGCCTACTTCCATCAAATCCGAGAGGTGGTCAAACCACGCTAGGTGAAATTGCGCCCATTTGCGCCTGAGAGAATGGTTGTGATAATAGTTTTCTCTCCCTATCCAGGCGTGAATACTAGAAGGAGGGATCGACAGATCTGCAAGCTCTATAGCAACACCCTCGCATAAGGGTTCTAACTGGCTGTGATACTGAGGTGAACAGTGGTGAGTGAAATCGAGGTGCGGTTCTTGCAGCGCTACCTTGCGTAAGAAGTTAAGGTGAATAAGGTTATCACCTAGATGATATTCGTTGTATGTGTGTATCATGATAGTGTATGATGAGCAAAGATATAAGGAGAATAGCATGAGTATATCGATTGATAAAAATATTCCCATACCCCCAGAGAAAAAACGCAATGTGTACCCATATAAGGTCATGGAAGTCGGAGAATCATTCTTTGTGCCAACGGGGAAGCTACAAATCGTCTGTAATGCCAACTATCGAGCTGGCAAACAGTTAAATCGCAAGTTCATAGCCAGAGTAGATAACGAAGGGATCAGAGTATGGAGAACGCAATGAATGGCAATAATGTGATGTCGGTAGCTCAGTACATTGAGAAAGCCGATGACCAAGCCAAGAAGATGTACATGGAGCGTATTTGGAGAATGGAAAAAGATGCCATCTTCCATGAGCTAATGCGGGTTCACGGGGAATCGTCTAAATTGCTGTTTAAAGCAGAAAAAGAGATTGCTTATCTCAGATCATTGTTAGATGGTCCTGATGATGGCGATGCAAGACATTGAGCGATTAACCCAAGAGCGCCTGATGTTTAAAACGGAGATGATGCGTGCTTTGTCCTGCCGTACTAAAAGGCAAAAGATCAAATTGGCTACCGAATGGAAAGAGCGCTTTAGCGAAATGACCTATAACGCCTTAATTGACCTAGCCAAAAACCACAGTGCTAGGCTTAAGGTGGCGTATTGGGATATTCCGAACTTTGAAGTCAAGAAACTAGGTAAACACAATTGAAAACCGCAGCCGTAGTGACCGTAACCAACGGAAAGCGCCCAGGCGAATTGTTAAATTGCTTGATGTCTGTAGCAAGCCAAACATACCCCGTTAAACATTACATTTTTTGTGACGGGGATTTTCAAACCTTTTGGGATATACGAAATCTGCATGGAAGCGATTGCGTAAAGGTTTGCTATTGGGATGGTTTTGTCGGTGGCAAGGATGTAGAAGGTCGCAGACTGTACGCAGCTTCCGCACTCCTAGTGAACGAGGATGTCACTTTTTTCTGTAATGACGATGATTGGTACAAGCCAAATCATGTGCAATCCATCATGGCTAAGATTGATGAAGGCTACGATTGGGCATACTGCCTAAGATCCGTTTATGACAAGGATGGCGCTTATCTTTTTGATGATGACTGCGAAGCTCTAGGAGAGCTACACGACTGTTGGCAAGCACCAGGTCACCGCTTTGTTGACTGGTGTATGTGGGGTATGAAAACCCCCGTGCTGAAAGCCTTAGCCAATGTCTTAGCCCAACCTGGCTGGGGCGGGGATCGTAAGTTTTATCAAGCAGCCAAACAAGTCTTTCCAAACTTTACTTGGTCAGGAGAGCGCTCTTTTTGCTTTAGATTGGGTGGTAATGAGTATTCAGTAACTAAAGATTTCTTTGAAAAGGGAAACTACACTATGCTGAATAAATACAACAACCAATTACCTTGGAAACCCCATGAAGAACTTTAATCTTCAACATTTTTACCATTTTTGTAAGCAGCTCAAGATTGAAACCAAAGAGCAAGGCTTACGCAAAATGGACAACCTCTTAGGTACTCAAACCTATGTTATGGAAGAAATCACCAAAGGATTGGAGAATGACTGCCATTTCTTTGTCATATTGAAAGGAAGGCAACTTGGCATCACTACAATTTCACTCGCACTCGATCTCTATTGGCACTTCATGCACCCAGGGCTTCAGGGAACACTTACAACGGACACGGAAGAAAACAGGGATATGTTCCGATCAACCCTTGCCATGTATATGGATGGTTTGCCCAAAGAGTATAAAATCCCGCTCCTTGCTCACAACCGAAATCAGCTTTCCCTCAAGAACCGCTCTCGTCTGTTTTATCAAGTCGCTGGGCTTAGAGCTAAAGGAAGTCTGGGTCGTAGTAAGGCTATTACATACTTACATGGAACGGAAACCTCAAGCTGGGGAGATGAAGAAGGATTAGCGTCTTTGTTAGCTTCCCTAGCGGAAACCAATCCAGACCGCCTATACACCTTTGAATCTACAGCCCGTGGTTTTAATATGTTTCACGATATGTACACCACCGCTAAACGGGCTAGAACCCAGAGAGCGATTTTCTGTGGCTGGTGGCGTAATGAGTTGTACTCCCTTGATCCTGAAGGACAGACCTACAAAGTCTATTGGGATGGCAAGCTCACTGGTGAAGAAAAAGAGTGGACTAGAGATATTAAGAAGCTATATGGCGTAGAGATCAATTCTCGTCAGATAGCGTGGTGGCGTTGGAAACTATACGAAGTTATCAAAGACGATAGCTTGATGTATCAAGAGTTTCCACCTACTGAGGACTATGCCTTTGTCATGACAGGCACATCCTTCTTTTCCAATGCACGGTGTACCGATGCCGTCAAACGATTAAAGAAAGTTCCCTATGATTCTTATCGATATAGTTTTGGCGTTAACTTTCAAGATACGGAAGTGCTTAAATCGACTGAAAGATTGGCTACTCTCAAAGTCTGGGAAGAACCAGTTGACACTGCTTATTATGTTATTGGCGCTGATCCAGCTTACGGTAGTAGCGATTGGGCTGACCGCTTTTGTATCCAAGTGTTGCGGGTTTACGCTGATGGACTTGAGCAAGTTGCTACATTTGCCACCTCTGAAATGAACACCTATCAGTTTGCGTGGGTCATAGCCCACCTAGCTGGTGCTTACAAAAACTCTACGCTAAACCTCGAAATCAATGGTCCAGGTCAAGCGGTCATCAATGAACTGCGTAACCTCAAGCGCCAAGCTGCTGCGATGGGTACAGCGTTGGGCAAAGACCTCATGGATGTGTACGGCAATATGCAAAACTATATCTGGCGTAGGAACGACACCATAGGCGGGCTATCTAATTCGATTGGCTGGATGACTACGGCAGCGACTAAAGAGCGGATGCTCACCTACATGAAGGATTATTTTGAGCGTGGGATGTTAGACATCTGGGATATGGACACCATTGAGGAGATGAAAACCACTATTCGTGATGGGTCATCTATTGAAGCATCAGGGCGTAATAAGGATGACAGGGTAATTGCTACCGCCTTAGCTTGCGCTGCCTATGCTGAGCAGGTCCAGCCAAGGCTAATAGCCCAGAAGTTAACCCGCAAAGTATCCCGTGTCCAGGATGACTTTACCCCTGAACAGCTCACAGTAGGTCGTAATGTATCGGATTACCTCAAAAGAATAGGCGTATATGGCAACACAACTGGAAATCCATCCTAGATCTGAGCTAAGACGCATCATTAAGCGCTTTTTAAAGGATAAAGAGCGTGGTATTAGTATTCCGCTGTTTGCTGACCTTGCTGGTATCTCAGTAGCGCACCTACGGGATGTATTTATCAATGAGAGCGAACCGATGACCGAATATGTCCAAAGACGGGTATCAAAAGCCTATCAAGAGTGGATTCGTGGCGAAGTAGCCATCATGCAGAACCGTGATTGCTCATTATTTGTGCAATACCGCAAAGAAGCTAAGCCAGTACTGCATAGATCATCTAAATTGACATTGGTTAATGGCGAGATTAAGATTAACATGGGTATTAAACCGAAGTATGATTATTCTGATTTAACACTTGACGAGCAACTGAAGGGGAAATAACAATGGCAGTAATAAACGATTACAAATGTCCGAAGCATGGGTACTTTGAATCCCGTAAACCACAATGTCCAATGAAGGATTGTCATGAAGAAGTTATGGTCGTATTTTTGCAAGCTCCTAACCTTATCAGCAACAAAACCAAGTTCACCGATAAGTCCACCAAACAACTCGCCATTGAGTTCGGAATGTCCGACATCAAAACCACCCGTGAAGGCGAACACCAAGAAGGCTTCCTCACTAAGAAAAACAAGTTCACCGAAAAAGAGTACGAGCAAGCCGAAAAGTACGCAACCCGCAAAAAAGGCGTTGACAAAGACAAGCTCTCCAGAAAACCCATCCCGCAACCAGAAGCCCCGAAAGAAGCACGCCCAGGCGATTCTGCTATCTGGGGAGGTGGTTCGCAAGGCTTCCAAGGATTGAATATGCAATCCCTTCTTAGAGGTGGTGCAATTAAACCTGTGAGAGATGAACAAGTAGGCTTGACACCGCAACAAGCTGGAGTTATAAAAGGACCTACAATTGATCCAAGCTC